AAGGGTCAACGGTGTAATCAGAAGGTGGAAGCGTGACCCATCACAGTTCTCTGTTCCTACGCTTGGATAATGGTAGAAATTGTTTCTCATTGTTGGAACTACACTAGGCTGCTTGTGTACCAGTTGTCTAGTCTGGCGCTGTATGAGCCATACACGCCTACGATGCTAACAGTGTTTGCCGCTGAGAGCGACGAAGACACAGTTATGGCTGTCGAGACATTCAGGGCCGAAGGGGTCAACGCTAGGCTGTGGTTGCAGCCAAGGGATGAACTGGTCAACAGGTCGATTGGTCGCAATATGGCTGCTAAGGCAACGAGGGCCGATGTGGTATGGTTCGCAGACTGTGACTTGGTGTTTGGAGATGGTGCGATAGATAGTCTTTATATGGATGAGGCGTGGTCAGGAGAAGAGAAGCTGTTCAGGCCCAACCATGTGCTTAACCATAACTCGCGTGAGATTGGTGATGAGTACATTGACAGGGTGGGCAGTTTGTGTAGCTACGATGTGGAGGACAGAGACTTTACTAGAATCCGCATAAGAAAGGCGTCGGGGGCGTACCAGATTGTTTCAGGAGATGTGGCTCGCAAATATGGCTACGTGCCAGACATCAGAACACACCAACAGCCATATCGTCAGCCCAACTTTCGGAGGACTTTTTCTGATGTTGGCTACCGCAAGCAACTAAACCGGGCAGGAGTGCTAAGGGGGACAGTTGATATACCAAATGTGTACAGAATCCGCCATACCATTAGTGGCAGCGCCACTGAGAGAGGGGTGAAGCATTGATAGCCATAACTTGGACTAAGGAGATGCTGGAGAGCGCACAGGCTAAGGCTCGCAAGCTAGGGGAGATCAATAACTCCATAACAGGAGGGCGTGGTAATCTTGCTGGTTATCTAGGGGAGGAGGCAGTCGCTAGCCATATCGGGGCTGAGATCGTCAGTAGCCATAATGGGAGAGAGAAGTACGACTACGATTTAATCAAAGATGGTAAACGTGTCGAGGTCAAGACCAAGAGGCGCACAGTGCAGCCAAGAGACGACTACGATGTGTCAGTAGCCATAACTAGTGAGCATCAGCGCCCAGATATTTATATATTTGTGAGCTTGCAGTTTGAGCGTAGCGAGGGGGAGTATGGCTCGAAGGTCTATTATGGCTTGAAGAATATCTGGCTACTAGGCATGGCTGAGCCATACGATTACTTCACAAGAGCCAAGCTATGGAAGAAAGGCGATCAGGACTCATCTAATGGCTTCGTGACTCACAGTGACATGTACAATCTAGCCATAAGTGACATCACCCCAGTTGAGGAGGCACAGCTAATATGGCTTGGTCAGGCAGCAAGCTGTGGGTAGTGCTAAAGCTCTTGAGACATGGTGCAGGGGCTATGGTCAGGCTTGGCGTGTTATGCGTCGAGCGAGGTTTCTGTACAGACGATGAGATCAGGAGACATAACGAGACCAGAGCAGCAGCAGGCTTGCCATCCATAGAAGAGGAGGCAGCCATTGAGGAAGATATAGCCAGACAAAACAATAAGGCCCAGCGACCAGCCAAGAACCCACATGTGGTGAGAAGAGGTGGGAAGCTGTTGTGATTCGCACCTTTGAGTATGACGATTACCCATTAGACAGGGACAACCTGCTATCCATATTAGACAGGTGGAAGAAGAAATACCCAAACTTCAAGGCAACCATATTCGCTATCCCAAGCATGATGACTGAGGAGAACTGGCAGCCACTACTAGACAGGGCTGAGTGGATTCAGGTGGGCATACATGGCTTTGACCATATCAAAGGCGAGTGTCGCAGGGCTAAATTCGTGAGACGCAACAGAGGCAGGCTTGACGCACTTGTTGAGGATGAGAGGTATGCAGCCATATTCAAGGCACCTTGGTATGGGTACAGCGAGTGGATGCTAGAGGAGCTTGCTAAGAGAGACTTGACCATATCAGTCGAGACGTTGCACAGGTGGCCTCGTCCTATCCCAGAGGGTTACAAGATATGGTGCAGAGGTGACAGGAGGAGGATAGAGCCATACGCAAGCACACTTGCGCACCCAAGCACTAACGCTAGGGGGCCTGCTAAGAAACAAGCCATATCTAGCTTCAGAGTCAGGAAGTGGCAACGCACGTTCTCCCCAGATGACCAGTGGGCCTATTGCTTGGATATGGCTAGGCCAGCCCTGCTTAAATTAAATCTAGGTTGTGAGAAGGATGTGTGGGATGGGTGGGTATGTATGGATAATCGCCAAACAAAGCCAGAGGTGGTGATATGGGACTTTAATGATATGTTGCCATACGCTGATTGCACAGCAGATATAATACTCACTAGCCATACGCTCCAACACTTGTCAGTTGAGGACTATCCACAATTCTTTCTTGAGTGCTGGCGTGTTCTAAGGCCACAAGGAGTGCTTAGGCTACATCAGGATGATGCTGACTCAGGATATACATGGCGCAAAGTAGGAAGCCAGTCACGCATAGGAGAAATCAAATCAGGGCCATCGAAATCAAATACAATAAAGGCACTTGATATGGTTGGATTTACCATATCCCATAAGGCTGCCCCCGGAAGCACACTAAGCCCACATAAGGATGTGTTTCAAGGCGACAACAGAATGACGCATTACTCAAGAGGAACAAAGTTTTACCTTGAAGCTATTAAAGATATTTCAGAGCTTATCCATAAGAGCAACTACAAGCTCCCCAAGCATGATGTAAGAGCAACTAAATCTGGTCGCTATCGTCTCCGCACTGACGACAATTAAAACTCTCTTATAATTCTCAAAAGGTATAGTTATGGCTGAAAAAAGAAAAGCTGGCCGCCCCAGAAAAAACGAGCGTGTGATTACCCCTGAGAAACTAGAGGTAATCGCGTCTATGTGGCTGCGAGGTAATACACAAAGCTCTATCGCTCGCAAGCTGGGAGTTAGTCAGAAGTCCATAACTTATCATCTCAAGAATTCTATTCAGCCTATGTGGCGAGAGGAATTAAATAATGATCTTCACTGTGAGCTTGCCAAGGTCGCTGAGATAGAGCGAGCAGCGTGGGAGTGCTTCGAGGCTAGTCAGGGCGATGAAACAAAGAAGGTGATTAAAGAGCGACTTATGGATGCAACCCATAATATCGAGCTAGCTGAGAGAATAACTAGCACATTAAAGCGAGAAGGCTCGCCAGCTTGGATGGATGTTATTAGGTGGTGCATTGATTTTCGTGCAAAGATCGCAGGCCACTATGCTCCCACTAGGATGGAGGTAGATGACTTCAGAGTAGCAGGCAAGACTATAGGCGATGTCGACAAGGACATGATGCAGAGGCTTGCAGGGCTAGTCAGAGAGCGAGAGGACCATAACTTCTCAAATAATTAAAAGCGTCACAGGAGGCGAGCAATGTGGGGCTATTGTTATGGGTTTTATTACTTGCAGATGTGAGGCCAGTAGTAGTCATCGAGGATCATTGTGCTTTAATTGAGAAGAATGATGTGTTCGATGAGGGCTTTAAAGAGAAGCGCTTTACTCAGCTTATATTCTGGGACATGAGGCGCAAAAGAAATCAAATCACAGAAGAGAGCTATTATGGCTATTGGATTGGGGACTGGCGTATTATTAGTGGGGCTAATATTCACTACTCGCACACGCGCAAGGAGTGGGTTGCAATGTTCTTCGATAAGAAGGACAGGCGCATGCGCTTGGTTACATCTGCGAGCTATCGCCATACCAAGGCCAATTTTGATTTAGAGGTACAAGCTAGGAAGCATCTCCCAGTGTCCCTGAGAACTCCTGTACTGGCCCCTGCCCCATGATGATGTTCAGAGCCTCTGATATAGTGCGTATGGCTGAGAGGCGAGGATATGACTTGCAGCCTGTGTCTGAGAACGTGTATATGTTGAGGAAGAAAGGCAAGGACAGCTTTAGCAAAATGAATGGCCATGCCTGCGTTAAAACAATGTCCCCCATTTATTATTACTTCAGAACAAAGCAGCGCTAATGTTCAGTGATGCAGAAATGCTTGCAATAGCTAGCGACCCATTGCTGACTAAGTGGGCCAATGCGAGGTCAGAGGATAGCTATTTTAACTTTGTGCCTAGACCTGATGACCCAGCCAATTTCGATGAGCAGCATGGCTTTGTATATAATCGAGACAGTGTTTCGTTTTGCGTAGGTGGCAATGCAGCAGGCACTACTGAGAGCAGCGCATTTAAGTTAGCCAATTTCGTTTTAAGGCAGCAGCCCCCACCCAGAGCGAATACCCCATTTTGGATTATTAGCAACTCTCTAGTGCAGGTATGTGGCGTGTGCTGGGACGAGAAACTATTTGGTCATGGGCATATACCTTCATGTGAGATCGACTGGGCTAATGTGCGTTGGAATTCAAAAAAGGATGGGTGGCCTTCTAGTGTACCCCTCAAGCCTTGGCCGGGCCTGCCGGGGAAGAACTGGAAACTAGAGTTTAAGTCTTATGAGCAGGGGCGTAGAGCCTTGCAGGCTAGGTCTATAGGTGGGTTTTGGTTCAGTGAGCAATTCCCATTAGAGCTTTTCCTAGAAACGCTTCGAGGGTGTCGGGAATATATGTTTCCGGGTGGGCAGTTTTGCGAGTTCACACCTATTGAGCCTGAGCTTTGTTTATGGATTGAGAAGCTCATGGACAAGCCTCCTGATGGTTGGAGGTTTTATAGGCAGAACACACAGGCCAATAAAGTCAACTTGGCAGAGGGTTGGTTTGAGCAGTTCTTTGCATCTGTGCCAGATGAGATGATTCAGACTCGCATGACAGGTGCGCTAGCAACCTTCGAGGGGGTTATATATCCATCATTTGCTGTGCCAGTGCATGTGGACGATAATCCTATTATTATTCCTCCTAATGTTACCCACTTCAGGGGCATTGACTGGGGTGCAAGTGCAGAGCATCCATTTGTTTGTGTCTGGGGCTATCAGGATGGGGTGGGGGATTGGTTTGTTTATGATGAGTATTGGTCTGTAGATCAGGACAAGATCACAGTAGATCATGTGAACGAAATAATGCAGAGGTGGCCTTGGCCAGATGGTCCTAGTCACCAATGGTCATTTGCTGATCCATCGAGGCCGGGCGAAATAAATGAGTTTGCTCAGAGGGGGATACCTACTCACCCAGCGAGCAACAATGTGTATGCAGGAATTGATAGCGTCAGGTCACTATTAAAAGTAAACCCAGCGACAGGTAAACCAAAGTTAAGAGTCTCAGGGCAGAATTGCCCTCATCTGGTAGAGGAACTCAGGAAGTATCGCTGGAAGCGAGGCAGGCGACCCACAGAGGGTGCTTATGTTAATCCTGCTGTAGCTTCTCCAATTCCATTAAAGAGGGACGACGATACTGTTGATGCTTTGCGATATATGATCTACAGCGCGAGCAGGCAGCATGGTATGTCACCGGGCAGTATGAGCCACGCTGAGTATTCAAAGCGAAAGGGGATACAGGTTACGAGGCGACTGGGCGACGTTGGCAATCAAACATGGTTTACGAAGTAGTTGAACTGTTATAATGAGCCATTCTCAAGGAGATGGGTCGTGGCAAAAAATCCTCTGTATCGAAACTTTGCGCAAGAGCTTCAGAAGCAAGCCAAGCGTGACTTTAATAAATCCACTTATGGGAAAATTATTAAAGGCATGAACGACTTGGAACGTCGTGGGGCTGGTGCTGTCACCACAGAGAAGGTCAATAAGCTCATTGACAAATATGGTCGAGGGGGGTTTGACCAAAAAAAGATCGCCAAGGAAATCCAGAACAAGGAATTGGCGCAGCTAACAAAAACTCTGGAGAAATATGCCAAGCGTGGTGGGGCAGATAAGCTGGCAGTTGATTATTTATTAAAAGAGCTAGGGCCTATTGGTGCGATTCTAAAGGCAGCCTTTGGGGCGAAGGCCAAGAAGACCAAACCACAGACTGCTGATTTATCTGCTGCTCAGAAATTGCTGGAGGCGTTTGGTTACACAGTCCTGCCCAAGAAGCGTAGGGGCAAGCAACCCAAAACAACAGGCAGGTCATCTCGCAAAACCAGTTCAGCCATATCCAGAGGCATTGACAGGGCGAGGGAGTGGCTGGAGAGCGTGGGCTACCACGTACCAGAAGACCCAGAGGCCCTTGAAGACCCAAGGAATAAAGTTGTCTTCCCACAGGGGCAAACTGGCTACACGAAGAAGGGAGACCCAAGGCGCATCGTAGAGGTGGAAGTCGAGGGAGGTCGCAGGCGTCTTCCAGTCGATCATCCCATGATGACTGGCGAAATGCAGATGGCCAACAGCAGCAATGTTCATTCATTCTCTTATGACTTGGACGCTCGCACGCTTTACGTTCGCTTTTTGGGTTCAGGGCATGGCGGCAGGCGAGTAGGCAAGGGGTCGCTGTACGCATACTACAACGTCCAGCCGAATATCTTTGAGGCTTTCCTAAAGCCCGGCGCGAGGGCGGGCAAGTTAGTCTGGGAGCAACTCAGGGACGGCGACAAGCCAGCGGGCGAACACTCGACACATAGCCATTTTTACAACTACAGGCTGGTGGGCGTCGAGAACGATTATGTACCACGCAAGGCCATGTTTGGTGGCTTTGCCAAGAGAACAATACTGACGAGCAGAAATAGAGAGTTGTCTTCCTCTAGCAATCGCAGCGGAACCAACTTGTCACCTCCGCCTCTTAACAGGGGAACACCAAATAGAGGCACACCTAACAGGGGATAACAAATGGCTGATGGTACAGTACGCGAGTTTCCATTCGAGATTGTTGGGCAGTCCCCGATGGCGGAGGCAGTACAGAAAGCCTTCACAGAAAAAGATATAGAGGCCGACCCATCCAAGGCTGTGCCGGGTATGCCCCCCAACTTTGGGCAGCCAACTCTCCCCCACATGACCACGTTTCAGGGGGTCTTAGGTTCTCTTAGTAGGACGTATCGACCTTCTGACGAGGCCCTTAAAGACTCGCTGGAAAATGCTCGCTACATGCGAAACGATCCAGTCGTGATGGAATGTGTCGAGCAGCGACAGCGCTCAGTGGCACTACTAGACTGGCACGTTGAGGCAGACGACGAAAACGACTCGACGCAAAAGTGGCTGGTTGATGAACTGACAGCGATCTTAAAAAAGACCCCTCGCTTCATGCAGTACAGGGAAAACCTTCTGCACGCTATCTGGTATGGGCGCTATGGCCTTCAGCATCGCTGGCGATGGAAGAAGGTGCGTGGCAAGATGCGCTGCTCAGTCGATCAGTGGTTGCCAGTTCATGGCGACAAGCTGACCTTTAGGTACGATGCAGACACAGGCGACTATAATCCCGACGCTATTGGTGTCCGGGTGGGTGCTGGCTACCAGATGGGCGAGAGGATTTCTGATCGCTGGGAAATCGAGAAGACCGAGAAGGTAACGCCCACCGATCAGGGCCTTGCGTATTTTCTGGAGCCTTGGGAGAGACCCCTGCTGGCGGTGCATAAGCATTACATCGAGGATGGTGAGTACGAGGAACCAACCAACGCCGGGCGCATCTTTGGCGTGGGCGTGCGTAGCAGGATCTACTGGTGCTGGTATCAAAAGCAAGAGGCACTAGCGTTCTTGATGGAGTTCTTGGAGCGCTCAGCCACGGGCATGGAAATTTGGTACTACCCTTGGGGCAGTAAGGAAGCGAGGGACCAGACACGCAAGGCAGCCGAAGAAAGAATTGGTACAGGTGGAAACATCGTACTTGTTCCTCGTCCAGTTGATGGCGAAATGGCTTACGGCGTAGAGCGAATTGAACCTAGTATGAGCGGAGCCGATTCATTAGAGCGGATCATCACAGGTTATTTCGGACACTTAATTAAAAGATATATCTTAGGACAGACGCTTACTAGTGAAGCAGAGCCTACTGGTTTTGGTTCCGGGCTGGCCGAGGTTCATCTTGATACTTACATGCAGATCGTTAAGTACGACGCCACGAATCTCGAAGAGACGATGACGACCGACTTGCTGGAGCCATTGATTCGATATAATTTCCCCAAGTACGCCGACTTGCCTCTTAGCTTTAGGATTGATACAGAAGCTCCCGACGTTGATGGCAAGCTGGCCGCTTGGCAAACAGCTTTCAGTATGGGTCTGGAGCTTAAATCGCAGGATGTGATGGACTTGATTGGTGCGTCGAAGCCCGGTCCTACAGATGACTCGCTTAAAAACCCAGAGTTCCAGCAGCCTCCTATGGGTGGCGCGATGGGCGCGATGGGTGGTATGCCTATGCCGCCTCCGCAAGAAGAGGAGCCAGAGCGCAGCCCCGAAGAGATCGAGGCCGAAGCAGAGCAGGACAAGAACGACCTTACTCGCAACCTGAGCGCCAAGGGATTGCTGGACATTAAAGGGGAAGACAGCGAGCGAGAGAAGGTTAAGTTTACTGCTGAACAGTATCGCAGAGATCACCACTGTGGACCTAAATCCGAACCAGAGGGGTGTCCAAGAGATGAGGGGGGAAAGTTCTCTGGGAAGGGTGGCGAGAGCAAACCGACAACCATTGATGACACAGCAGACAAAGGTTCGTATAACGAAAAAGGTTTTTATGAGCCTTCTCAAAGCGAAATAGAGCGCGATATGGGTTCGCTCGAATCGGAGAACATTGAAGGCAAGGTATACAAGGTTAAAGACAGCCTGAACTTGGTGCGAGGCAATATGCCACAAATCCAAGAAAATAACCTCGACGACTTCTTGCAGCACTTGGAGTCAAAAAATATTGGGGCCGAACAAAAAATGCTACCGGCATCCGAGCTTCATGGGACTCAGACGGAGCTAAACGGCGAGAGGGTATCCTCGATGGGCCAATTCCTGAGAGATGGCGGCGAGTTCCCGCCCGGCTACCCTGTATTAGCCTCCAGTGATGGATATATCCTTGATGGACACCACCGCTGGGCGTCTTATCGAGTCGCAAAGCCAGACGAGGCAATTAACGTCGCACAGGTGGACATGCCGATAAAAAAACTTCTTCACGAAGCGCGGGAGTACGAGAAGGTCGGCTTCAAGGGTGCTAAGAAAGAACACCAAGGACCAGAGGGTGGTCCTGTCAAGCTACCTGTAGCCCAGCCATCTAAAGCAAAAACCTCCAGCAGTTACGACCCGTCAGACGAAGAACAAAGCAGCATGTTGTCTGAGTTAGGTATATCGACCGACGAAAAGAAGGCTTCTCAAACGATAGCCAACTTGGTCGGCGCGACAGACGATGCCGAGGTTCATTGGTCGGTAAATACTGACGTAGGATTTGTAAAAGTAGAGATGGTAGGCGAGGGATACGAAGCAACACGAAAAATAGCTCTTTATGAACCGACAGGCGATCTGTTCATGCACAATGTAGATTTTTACGTTGACGGAAACCAACAGGGCGAAGGGA